AATCATTTGAGAATTAGTAGTTACTTTATTTTCTACTAAGAATTTTTTTAAATCAAAGTTATTCATTATTTTAATAAATTATAGTATTCGTTGAAATGTTTAATACGATCAGGTAAACCAATTGTTCCACCATTTACTCTCTTAGTTACAGCTGTTACTGTTCCTTGATCAGCTCCTTTATCACAAATACTCCAAAGTCCATTTTTATTAAAAAACCAAGCAGCAGACATTAAAGGATATTTAGTTGCTACTAAATCAGGATTTCCTAAAATATCATCATCTACAAATTTATCAAAAGCAGTATAATTATCTTTACCTGTTAATTGAATATAACCACGACCTCTGAACTTGTATCCTTCTTTAGTTGATTCAGGACCATTACCCATTCTACCCCCATATACTTTAGAGGCGATCATTTCAGGTTTACGTTCATATTGTGCTGCTGTAGTAGCATTAAAATATTTAGGAAAAGTACCCAATAAACCTTTAGCCCCATAATTTAAATTTTCATTAACAGCTTTAAACCCACCTGATTCATGACCACATTGAGCTAAAAAATGAGCTAATCTCAAAGGATTAGTAATACCAAATTTAGCAGCCGTATCTGGAATCATCGAAATTACTGAGTCTGGGATATGGCCCTTTAAAGCAGCTAGTTTAAAAGAAGAAGCAGAAACAGCAATAGGGACATTTCCTTCACTAGGGAACATTTTTCCCCAACTGCCATCTCCTACAATACCATCTGCTGTTAAATTATTAGCAGCTTGCCATTCTTTTACTTTAATTTCTGTACCAGGACCAAAAATTCCATCAGCAACTAAACCTAATTTAGCTTGTAATTTTTTAACGTCATCACCGTTTGAACCATTTTTTAATAGCATATTTATTTATCTTTATGTTGATCGATTTTTTCTAAAATTGTATTTAATAATGAATGTTTAATAAAACCAGCATTAGAAGCATTTTTTAAAGTACTAATTATTTGAAATATTATAAAAGGCATTATAATAGTTTCGGATAACCAAGATATACCTGGGAATCCAATTTCAACCATTAATATTACTGTTAATATAACTAACCAAGTAAATGTTGTTTTTAATACTTTTAAAGCTTTATAAGTTTTAAATCCTTCTTTTTTAGTTCCAGCAATTATTCCGAAGAATCCATCCATAAAAGCAACTGCTACTACAGCTAAATACTGCTCATTATTGTCAATAGCTAATCCTCCAAAATAACTACAAACAAAAGTCAATGATGTTGTAAAAGATAATAATAAAATTGATAAAGTAGATTTCATTATTCTTCTATAGGACCTTCTTCGTCTTTTGATTTACCATTTTTTATATTCATCCATTTGTCAACTGAAGCGATACCGAATGAACCTAAAATGATTATCATAAATCCATCAAAAATGAATTCGTTAATTACCAAAGCATTACCCATATAACCTGTAACTAGGTCAACAAGTAAAGCTAAAACCAAGCATAAAAAAGCAATAAAACCTACTACGGCTTTTTCATTAATTGTGTTGTTGTCGTCGAATAATTGTTTAAAGAAATTTTTCATATTATAGTTATTTTGTTGTTTTTGTTTTATCACTGTCTTGTGTAGCATATTTAATACCCATAATTGTCCCAACTATTGAAAAAGCATTTGTTAATAATACACTAAACATATTACTCCAAGTAGAACCAATTATTTGAGTATCTTTATCGGAAAGAATAGCAAAAGAATACATGATTGTTGTAATAAATCCTACACTCATAATTACAAATAGAGCAGACTTTACAATTGTTTTAATCAACTCGTTTTGACTCTTTTTTAATGTAGCATCTAAATCTTCAACTGCAGCATTTCTTTCTATTTCAAGAGCATTTTTAAGTTTTTCAGAATTATGTAATTCAATCTGTAAATTATCTGTAAGTTCTTTAATTGCTTTTTTATTTTCAATAGCTTCAGTAACATCAATAGCAATTTTAATTATACTAGTAACATTTCCTTTACTGTCAAATATAGGATTATAACTTGCTTGTAAGTATACAGCTGAACCATCTACTTTTTTTCGTTCAAATATTCCATTAAATATTTTACCAGTCTTTAAATCCGTCCAAAATTTTAAATATTCATCAGATTTTGAATAATCATAAGATATAAAGATACTATGATGCTTGCCTATAACTTGGTTTTTCTCATTTGCTTTATATCCCATTGTTTCTAAAAAAATAGAATTAGCATCTAAAATAAAACCATTAATATCAAATCTTATAGTTGCGGAGCTTCTGTTTACAGCATCCATTTGATTTTTACTATCAATTACTTTAGTAATATCAGTAGCAATTTTCATTATTTTAGTAAGCGTACCTGATTCATCAAAAATAGGATTGTAAGTTGCTTGTAAATTTATAAGACTACCATCTTTTTTTCTTCTTTCGAACTCACCTTCATAATGTTTTCCACTTCTTAAGATATCCCAAAACTTTTCATACTCCAAAGATCTTGCATAATCTTCACAAACAAATAAGCTATGATGTTTACCTATAAGTTCTTTATGTTCATCTTTTTCATAGCCCATTGCTTTTAAAAAGATATCGTTTACCCCTAAAATGACTCCCGTTAAATCAAAGTAAATAATAGCATTGCTTTTATTAATTGCTTCAAGTCTACTTAACAGCTCTTCTTTAGATAAATGTTTCATACTTTTTAATTTTAATAATAAAAAACTAATTGAAACAACTTTATTTATACATATAAAAAAATGTAAAAAACAAT